AATGTCGTTGGGGCTAACAATGTTGCGGTGGGTACTAATGCACTTGCTGTTAATACGGCTAATAATACTACGGCTGTTGGGTTTAACGCTCTTGCTGCTAATACTTCTGGTACTAATAACTCAGCTATGGGTGTGAGTGCACTCCAGAGCAACACAACGGGTAACAACAACTCAGCAATGGGGTCTCAAACGTTATTATTAAATACTACTGGCATCAACAACTCAGCTATGGGGTTTAATGCGTTACAAGTAAATACTACTGGTGCCAACAACTCAGCTATGGGGTCTCAAGCGTTAAGGGCTAACACTACTGGTGCCAACAACTCAGCTATGGGGTTTAATGCGTTAGTATCAAATAATACTGGTGCCAACAACTCAGCTATGGGGGTGAATGCGTTACGCGATAATACTACTGGCGCCAACAACTCAGCTATGGGGGGGAATGCGTTATTATCAAACACTACTGGCATCAACAACTCAGCTATGGGGTTTAATGCGTTACAAGTAAATACTACTGGTACTAATAACTCAGCTATGGGTGTGAGTGCACTCCAGAGCAACACTACTGGTGCCAACAACTCAGCTATGGGGTTTAATGCGTTATTATCAAATACTACTGGCGCCAACAACTCAGCTGTGGGGGTGAATGCGTTACAAGTAAATACTTCTGGCATCAATAACTCAGCTATGGGGGTGAATGCGTTAGTATCAAATACTACTGGTGCCAACAATTTAGCTGTGGGGGTGAATGCGTTAGTAGCAAATACTACTGGCGCCAACAACTCAGCTGTGGGGGCGGATGCGTTAGTATCAAATACTACTGGCATCAACAACTCAGCTATGGGGTCTCAAGCGTTACGCGATACTACTACTGGGGATTATAACGTAGGCTTGGGGTTTCAAGCGTTAAGGGCTAACACTACTGGCTCAGGTAATACTGATATTAACCCAATGACCTCAGCAGGAGTTTACAGCCCTTTATTTGCTATAACCACTCAGAACAATAGGTTTATGGCGGGGTCTAAAAGCGTTACTAACTCATATGTCAATGTTGATTGGACTCTTATCTCTGATGCTAGAGATAAAACTAACATTGCTCCAGTGCCTTTAGGTTTGGATTTTGTTAATCTGCTTAACCCTGTTAAATATCAACGCGTAGATAACCGTGAAGATATGAACGCTATAGGCCCAGTTCGATACGGCTTCTTGGCACAGGACATCCTAGCACTTGAAGGTGAATCCCCTGTTATAGTTGATAACGAAGACCTAGAGGAGTTGAAACTGACTAGTGCTAATATCATCCCTGTATTAGTTAACGCAATCAAAGAGCTTACCGCTCGTTTAGAAACCTTAGAAGGAAATGTAATATGAATGTTTATGAAAGCTTAATGGGTATTTACCCTGAACTAACTGATGCTGACTTTGCACCTAGCACTGGCACTATCGAACTGCGTGATGACTCTGATGGTCGTGGTGTGTATATCAACAAGTGGGAACACGAGTTGGCACAACCTACTGATGAGGAACTGGGCATTAACCCACCTGTGATAGAGATTCAATCTATCATTGAAGACGTGGTTTATGAGGTTATCGTTGATGCTGAACCGATGCCTGAAATCCCAGAAGACCCTATGGTTGCGCTATTGGCAGACCCAGCGGTATAACACATTGACATGCCTATCAGTATCTGGTAGGCTTAACTTTTCCGGGACTACTATTCTATGTCGACTGACCCGGCTTTCTACGACACGAGGTATTTACAATGAGTTTCTCAACTTTTTCTGGACCTGTTAGATCAGGCACTGTTCGCTGGACAACTGGCACAACTCCCGGCACTGTAGTTAATACAGGCCTTATGCTCTTAGCTCAAGATATCATCGTTCCAGCATCTGCTTTATCAGCAGCTGGTGATGCTTACATTGCTGCTATGTTACCAGCACAATCACAAATTTATAACATCGTTATTGACACGATTAACGCCTTCACCTTTACGGGTGGCGCGGCTCCAACTATCAGCGTGGAACTAGGCTCTACTAATGCGGGCACTGAGTTCGTTGCGCCTGTTGATGTTACTGCGGCTGGTCGCATAGTGGCTGCTTCTTCTGCTTTAGTTAACTGGGCTAATGTTAATGCATCTACCCCCGGCTCTGAAACAGATGTGCCTGTTTACCTATCTACTGTTATTGCTGGCGCTCCAACTGCTATTGCTTCTGGTGATTTACTAATCACTATTGTCTATATGCAAAAAGGCCCATACGGTAATCAACATCCATTAAGCAGTTAAGGAGTATAAAATGTCAATGAAAAGCAGAGGTAACGGTAAAGCCAAAAAGACTGTCAGCAAAGTGCTAAGCGATCCTATGGACAAAATGTCTGTAGGTAAAGCATCTAGTAAAGGTGATGTCCCGGGCTTTAAAAAAGGTGGTAAAATCCCTTTCGGTAAAGACTTTAAAAAAGATGCTAAGAAAGATGCTAAAAAAGATGATGCGAAAATGGCGTGCGGTGGTAAAGCCTATGCTAAGGGTGGTTCTGTAACTCGTGCTGATGGATGTATTTCTAAAGGTCATACTAAAGGGAAATCACGGTAATGGCAGCTCCTACATATTGGGCACCTGACCTAACTGAAATGATTGAAGAGGCTAGTGAACGCGCTGGCCTTGAGATTCGCACAGGTTATCAACTCAGGACAGCTAGACGCAGTTTAAACATTCTCTTAACGGAGTGGAATAATCGTGGCTACAATATGTGGGAAGTCCGTCAGGATACTATACCTTTGATTACAGGGCAGGTGGACTATGTGCTACCCCCTGAAGTTATTGATGTGGTTGAGCAAGTGATTAGGCAGTATCCAGACCAAGCCGCTCAGCAAATTGACTTACAGATTTCTCGTATCTCATTGCCGACCTACGCTACCATACCTAACAAGCTGACAACTGGAAGGCCTATTCAGATTTACTTTGATAGACTTACTCCTAGTCCTGTAGCTCGTATATGGCCTGCGCCTAATCAATCTGGGTATTTTCTCAACTATTGGTATTTGTCACGCAACCCAGCGGTTGGAACTTCAGGCCTTAATGATATGACAAATATCATCCCTTACCGTTTTGTGCCAGCATTAATTGCTGGATTAGCGTATTATATAGCATTGAAAAACCCTGAAGCAATGAACAGGATTGATATGCTAAAAGGCTTATATGAAGAGTCGTGGGACCAAGCTACTCGTGAAGACCGTGAAAAAGCTCCGCTTAGACTTGTGCCACAGATTGGGCTTGGTTATGGGAATGGATATTAATGTCTACTAAAGCATATAGAGAAGCGCATAGAGAAGAGCTTAACGAAAAGCAAAAAATATATCGCGCTAAAAATTTAGAAGCTAGAAAAGCATACGATAAAATATACCATGAAAAAACTAAAGACGCTCAAAAAGCGTATATGGATGAGTATGCTCCTGTTTACCGCGCTAAAAATAAAGAAGTATTAGCAGAGAAGAATAGGCATTATCTGCAAACCCCAAAAGGGAAAGAGAATAATAGAGCAAAGGAAAATAAGAGAAGAGCTGCTATAGCGCAGAGAACTCCTAGTTGGGCAACTGAAATAGACTTATGGATAATGGATGAGATATATCAATTATCGGCGCTTAGAACGCAGCTGACAGGGGTAGAATGGAATGTTGACCATATACTACCCTTACAAGGAAAAGAAATTTCTGGGCTACATATACCTAGTAATTTGCAGGTTATAACTGCTAAGGAACATAGAGCTAAAGGTCTTAAGTGGGAGGGTATTTAGTTGGCTGGCAAGAGATTTGCGACAGGTAAGAGAGCGTTCGGGTTTTGTAGTTATTGCCAGTTCAGATGGCCTCTAAAGCAACTTAAAAGAGAAACAGTAAAGCTGCGCGTTATTGAAATGCTAGTATGTCCTGATTGTTGGTCTCCTGACCACCCGCAGCTTTTGGTTGGCCTTTGGCCCGTCAGCGACGCACAGGCATTACGCAAGCCTTCACCAATGATCGACCAGCCGCAAAGTAGAGGTCTGTTCGCATATAACCCTATAGCAACACAAACGGTAAGCTGTCAGTCAATGCCAGTTTTTGTAATATACACTGAGGTAATTTAAAATGGCTAAGTTTGAAGGCACTAAAAAAGATGTAAAGGAAGACAAGATTATGGCTAAGAAGAAAGGTATGTCTATGAAAAACTGGGAGAAATCTCCCGGGGATGCTAAACACGATGCCCAGAAATCTATGAAAGGTTTGAAGAAAGGCGGCGTCACTGGTAAAGCAATGAGAGCTGTCGGAAGAAATATGGCACGCGCCAAAAACCAAAGGGGTTCATAATGGCTAAGAAAGAATCATCAGCAGGTAGCGAGACTAAAGAATATACTGTGCCAGACTTAGGCAACGGCTACCCTGTTGCAGATACTAAGAAACATAAGCCTACTAAGGTCAGAGGTTCTGGTGCTGCTAAGAAAGGGTTTACTGCTCACGGTCCGATGTGCTAAGTTATGGCTATTAAATATATTTCGACAAATGTTGCTGATGGGTGGAACTTAACCTACGCTGAATTAGTTCAACAAATTCAACAGTTTACAGAAGTTGACGAGAGCAGCTTTGTCGCTAATATTCCTAACTTTGTCGTTATGGCAGAGACTTATATTTATAACGAAGTTGAGCTGCCAGCAATGCGGCAACGGGCTATCATTGAGCCTAATCTTATTGCTGGTATCGCAGCGTATCCAATAGCACAACTATCAATATCTGGCATTCAAGCGCAGCCATTTAGCTTTAAGCAAGGCTACTCATATGTCGGATTGCCCGAAGGCTTACTCTCTATCCTTTCATTAGGTGTTGACTCAGGTGATGGCTCAGTTCAGTTCTTGCTACAGAAAGAAATAGAATACATTAAAGAAGCGTGGCCTTACCAAGCGGTTACTGCCACTCCATCGCACTACGCCATCGTATCTCCTACTGAAATCGTCATAGGCCCTACAGCAGTTAACATCTACCCATTAGTGCTAGACTACGAAGGCTACCCAGCATCTATAACAACTGCTGGCACAAGTTGGCTTGGCACATATTATCCACAATGCCTACTCTATGGTTCATTGCTTCACGCATATATTTATTTAAAAGGGGAGGCTGAGATACTAGCAATGTATGAAACTAAGTTTAAGGAAGCCCTTGCTCAATTAGTCAATATGGGCTAC